AAACTTTGTACGTGAGCCGCAATAAATGGTGCAGAGTTTACTACGTTCTCAGAGTTTCCTTTGAGAATAGTTGCCGCCATTCTTGATACATCTCCGTATCTTGCTGGAACTCTGATATAATAATCAGTTGTCCCATCATCCATTTTGCTTCCAGTTTTAACTGTGAATCCACTAAACATTCTAATAAATTGTAGAATGTATCTTCGAATCTGATTGTCATAGAAATGAGTTTGTGCCATATTAGTCTACCTTTGGTCTTACTGCTTTTGACAGATTTACTTTTGATGTGATAATAGTACCATCATCTAGTTTTACTGTGCCTGCATTATTAATAAATTGATTATGTAGTGCGTGTCCAACTTCCCATGCTCCATCATCATCGTTAATTCTGTACCATTTATTCTCTCTATATTGAAATAATCTTGATGGAGTATAATCCGTTCTTAAGAAATATGAATCATCAGATGGAGAATCTGGGAATTTCTTTCCAGAGTCTACTGTTGCATAATCTACATCATCTGGATGATTACCTGGTGTTGCATACATTAAATTGTTTGTTCTGTAGTCCCAATATTTTCCAGGAACATTATCGGCTGCCTCTTGTACGACAGCATCAGTGATTTGTAATTCTTTATTGTAAGTAGATAGAACATTTTTCAAGTCAGCGGCATCTTCACCAGTACCAAGAATATCTTTGTATTCTTGTGTATCTTGTAATTGTTTACAACGAACTCGCCAAATATGTGGCCACCAACCAGCATCAAAACCCTCAGCACTTCTTGTTGCTTCTTGTACAACCCAATATTGGTTGACAGCATCCGGGTCTTTACCATCGTTTCCTTCTAACATCATGTCTTCACGCATGTGAGGAAGTTCTATTACATCACCAGTCATTATTTTACGACCTAGTAAATTTACCATTTCGTTTAAATGGAGAGTAAACACTTGTTGGTCATTACCTAGAAACATTCCGAATTGTGATAATTCGAAATCTTGGTCAGATACAGTATATACGCCTCGTAAGTCGTACAAATCTTTCTCGTATTTTCTATCTCTGTTCTCTAAAAAGAGTAAATCTTGTATTGCAGGTGACGCCGGGTCATAGTCTGCGGCAGTTTTATCTTGTGAACCGATATACTTATGAATTAGCAAAGATGTCCCGCCATGGTCAAAGTGTGCTTTCACTTGTTTGTCGATAAATTTATAATCGTTACCTTTTTTAGAATTCCATAGGCTAAGTCTTGCCATAATAAATGTTCTCCATAATTTGACTTCTATGTGTATTTATCTTATAATATAACAATATAATTTTTAATTTATAAATAAACATTTAGGAAGGTACGAAACGATGAATTTAGATGATAACACTGGATATGTCTCAATAAAAGAACTTATTCCATCATTTGTTGTACAACAGTTTAAACTATGGGCGATGAACCCTGCTAATATACATCGTGGTAACGCTGTAAATGGGGTATACTACGCAAAACACAGAAAAGGTAGGGAATATAACGTCTGTTGGAGTAAAGAGCCTCCTCGTGAAATGTGGCAACCCATAGTAGATAGACTGAGTACATACATTAATGCAATGTTTAAGGGCAAAGAATGGGATATTCATATTGTCGATACGATTACGACAAGACCTGGAAGTGCCAAGATTAGGGCACATATTGATACTCCTTATAGATTTGAAGATTTTGCTCGTACATCGAATGATGAATTATTTGGTGTACAGATTATTATTCCATTAGACCCATTTACATTACAGAATGGTGCTACTTGTATTTTGCCTGGTTCACATAAAAGTAGATTTTATTATAAAGATATAGAAGATAATCAGGAAGAATATAATAATTTATTAACGACACAAGGTTTTCAATTTGTTTCAAATCCTGGTGATGCGTTAATATATAATTCGAGAACATTGCATAGTACGATGCCGAATAACAGTAATGAATTTAGAAGTGCAATACTCATTAACGCACTTGATGTAAACATAATAAAAAGAATTAGAGAAGTAGATATGAATACGAAAACAGCAAGATTTGATAATAAAACACACAAAACTTGACAAAATTAAAGGGTTAGAATATAATATCTATCTATATTGATATATAAAAAGATGAGAGACTAGTGACAACAGCAATGATAAGACGAAAAAAGAAATCAACGAAAGGAAGATATTCTGATGAGGCATTTACAGGTTCTGAACCAGACTGGACGGATTCGGATAAATGGTCAGCGGAACGTTATTATAGAGAACGTTCACGTACTTCTCAATATTATAGTTATTATTATAAAACAAAAGATTTTATTTCATGGGTTGCAGATTGGATGTTATCTAATGGATATACCAAAGAAGATGTCACATCATATAAAGCGGCACCAGAGTGGCGAACGAGAGCAACATTAGGTGGCTCTGTAAGAGCATTATCAAGAGGAATGCCAGAGAATCATAAAGGAATTCCAGAATATTTTAAAACAATGAGTGGTATTATGAATCCTGAAAAAGGATTAAGAGATGTAAGTGAAGAAGTTAGGAATGATATAAATGAAATCATTGAAATTGGTAAAAAAATTAAAATAGAAAAAGCAGAAGAACAAAAAACTAAAGTTAAGAAAAAAAGACTTTCTATCCAAGAACTTTTAGAAAAGAAGTCAATAGAGATGGCATGGGATATTGATGATTTTGTTTATGATTATGACGGTTCAAAAGAAATGTTGGCTAAATTCAATCCTCAAAAATTGTTATTAGTTGTTGGTGCAAAACCAAATCATGCTAAAGTTATATCAAAATTATATGAACCAATGTTTAATGAATTTGATGAACTTCTTAATCCACCAGACATTAAAAAGATGAGTGACCACGAAAAAGATATGCATGGACAACTCAAAGAAGGTTATTCTCATATGTCTAAGTCTGAAATAAAAAATCATTACAAGATGTTTAAGATGATAGGAGATGCATGTGAGAACATTATATTAAAAGGAAAAGCAACAAGAAAACCACGTAAGAAAAAATTAATAAGCAAAGAGAAACAAATCAAAAATTTCAAATATTTAGACCATCACGCAGACACAAAATCAATTAGTGTTCATCCAACTGAATTAATAGGGGCAAACGGCGCCGTTGTATATAATTCTAAGACAAGAAAATTAGGAATATATCATGCACGAAATATCGACCCTATGGGATTAAAAAGAGAGGGCTCAGGATTAAGTGTTAAAGGAACAACTATTAAAGGATTTAGTGAAGAAAAAAGTGTATGTAAGACACTTAGAAAGCCACTTGACCAGTTAGCAGTCTTCAAAAAGGGTGCAAAACGTACAATAATCAAAGAATTTGATGCTATTAACAGTGTTGAGATTAAAATGAATGGAAGATGCAATGTCCATTGTTTGATTATAAAAGTTTTTTGATAAATACTGTTATAAGTAGTTTACTATAAACGTATTTGAGGGTCCAGAATGGCAAAACAACGCAATAAGATAAAAAACGATGTAATTAAACAGATTAGACTGTTACTTGGTGACGGTATGGTCGATATCGAATTAGACCCAGAACACTATGACCTTTCTATTGATATTGCATTAGATAAGATAAGACAACGTTCAGAGAACGCAGTACAAGAAGATTTTTATTCTATTGAACTAAAGAAAGAAGTAGAAGAATATACTCTTCCTACAGAAATAACAGAAGTTAAAAAGATACATCATCGTTCTTTTGGACATGGTATATCCTCTGGTGTTGATATGGACCCATTTGAATTAGCATATGCGAATTCATATTTCTTTATGAACAATCACGTTGGTGGTATATCAACATACGAATTATTCTCTCAGTACCGTGAAACTCTAAACAGAGTTGCGGCAACTGATATTCAATATATTTGGAATCCAACCACTCATAAATTAAAACTCTTAAGAAAAATGAGAGCAGATGAGATGGTTCTTCTTCATGTTTACTTAGAACGTTCGGCAGACCAATTACTAACAGACCCATATTTAAAATCATGGATGAGAGATTACTCAACTGCTTATTGCAAGAAGATGATTGGTGAGGCACGTTCTAAATTTGCTACACTTCCTGGCGCACAAGGTGGAGTTTCATTAAATGGTGATGCCTTAAAAGCAGATGCAATGGCAGATATAGAGAAATTAGAAACTGAATTGAAACTATATATCGATGGTTCAGCACCCCTTGGTGTTATGATTGGCTAATAAAATAGTTAATTTCGTTAACAACCACCTTAATTTACCCCTTTATTTGATAAATAAGAGTGTAGGGTAAAGAAACCCTAACAGAAAAAGCAAAGAGATATTATCTCGGAGTTTAAAATAATAACATTTCTTAAGGAGAAATAAAATGGCAGCAATAGCAAAAGCAGGTAACGGATTAGGTTCGATTACTACAGTTTTAGTTTCAGATGCTTCAGTAGCCGACCAAGCGGCTTTAGATGCAGTTTCGGCGGCATTACAAAACGCAGGTCACACAGTTGCAGGTATTGATGGCGCCCACGGTGGCACAATGCACTTCGCAGTTCAAGGTGGACCAGATGCTTCAGGTTACTCAGCAACAGTTATGGGTCAGGCTCTTTCAGCAGTTTGTACTTTTAACAACTAAGAAGTTTAATAATATTTAAGTGAAAAAGCCCTCTTATGAGGGCTTTTTTTATGTATAAACATAACTTTTCCCCCTTTTTTCATAAATACAAATGTAAGTGATAAAGAAAAACACTTACGATACTTGAGATATCTTCCGAGTATTCAAATGCATGAGTCTATTCCGTGCAGTGCCTTGAGAATCCTTCCGAGGTATAAAAAATATAAAAAACTAAAATATGAAAATAAACATTTTTGTGTTTGTTATTCCGTGTATGATATATGGAATAATTAATTTAAATGGCTTATTATAGGAGATAATAATGGCTAATATAAAAAACTTTGGTATCCGTGGTATTGGTGCTGACGTTCAGTTTGGTAAGTCGGGTGGCCGAGTCGTATACGATTCAGGTAACTCACTTTTCAAAGTAACGACAGACGGTACAACGTTGGGCAAACTTAGTGTTGCAACTCCAACTTCGGATAACCATGTAGCAAACAAGAGTTATGTTGACTCAGTTGCTTCAGGATTGGATGTAAAAGATTCAGTTCGTGCGGCTTCTACAGGTAACGTAACCCTAACGGCTCCAGGTGCATCAATTGACGGTGTTACACTGGCGGCTAACGACAGAGTTCTATTGAAAAATCAGAGTTCTGGCGATGAAAACGGTATCTACGTATGGACAGCACTTGACGCCACTATGGCTCGTGCTTCTGATATGGATGGTACTGATGAGTTTGTTGGCGCTTTTTTCTTTGTTGAAGAAGGTACTATAAACTCAGACCAAGGTTTCGTATGTTCAACTAACGGTACAATCGTTGTTGATACTACGTCTATCGCTTTTACACAGTTCACAGGTACTGGACAACTTACAGCAGGTAGTGGTTTATCTAAATCAGGTAACACAATGTCTGTCAATGTTGACGATACTTATGTAAGAATTGTTGGCGATGACCTTACTCTTAAAGGTACAGGTACAACAGGTGAAGTACTTCGTTCAGATGGTTCAAGCGGCGTTGCCTATGGCGCGGTTGACTTAACTAACTCGAATGCAGTTACTGGCGCACTAGGACTAGTAAATGGTGGTCTAGGTGTTGACGCTTCAAGTGGTGGTGGTAAAACTACTGCTCGTTCAAACTTAGGTTTGGGCTCGATGGCGGTTCAGGATTCAACTGGTGTTACAATCACTGGCGGTTCAATTGACATCTCTAGTGGTACTTTAACTCTAGCAAACGACCAAATCTCTGGTGACAAAGTTTCTGGCGGTACAATTGATGGTGCTAACCTTTCAGGTGGCGTTTCAAAAACTATCTCTGCTTACGATGTTACTATTGGTGCTGGTAAGACGTTAGACGTTGACGGCGTTGTTGATATTGATGCTTCAAGTGGTAACATTGATAATGTTGCTATTGGTGGTACAACTTCAGCGGCTGGTACGTTTACAACTATGACATCTGGTTCAGTTGACATTAATGGTGGTGCTATTGACGGCGTTACTATTGGTGGTGCTGTTGCAGGTGCTATTACAGGTACTAACATATCTGCTTCAGGTACTCTGAAGACAAACACACTAGACAACTATTCTGGTACTGACATTGCAGTTTCGGCTCCAATGAATATTACTGGTAATGTTGGTGTAACTGGTTCAGTTACGGCTACAACATCAATGATTACAGACACAATTGCAGAAAGAACTGGCGCGGCTGGTGTTACTGCTGATGGTGTTTTACTTAAAGATGGTAATGTAACCGCTACTTTAACTGGTAATGTAACTGGTGATGTAACTGGTGACCTAACAGGTAATTCTGCTGGTGTTCATACAGGTGCAGTAACTGGTAATGTAACTGGTAATACTGCTGGTACACATACTGGTTCGGTTAATGTTTCAGGTGATACTTTAACACTTGCGGCTGACCAAATCTCTGGTGATAAAGTTCACGGTGGTACAATTTCTAACTTTGCTTCAACTGGTATTGATGATAACGCAGACCAAACAGTCCTAACTTTAGGTGCTGATGAGTCGGCTCAATTTGCTGGTGCGGTAACAGTTGCTGGTAACCTAACAGTTGAAGGTACTTTAACTTCAATTGAAACTACTAACACTGCTATTACTGATAACACGATTGTTTTAAACAGTGGTGAATCAGGTGCGGCTGTTACAGCAGGTACATCAGGTATTGAAATTGACCGTGGTAGTTCAGACAACGCTACTGTTCTTTGGAACGATACTGGCGATTTGTTTGAAATGAAAGTTGGCACAGCATATGCAAACTTTAAAGCAAACGGCATAACTGGTGATTTAACTGGTGACGTAACTGGTGATTTAACTGGTGACGTAACAGGTGATGTAACTGGTGATGTAACTGGTGACTTAACTGGTAATAGTGCTGGTGTTCACACAGGTAATGTAACTGGTAACTTAACTGGTAACAGTGCAGGTGTTCATACTGGTAATGTAACTGGTGACTTAACTGGTAATAGTGCAGGTGTTCACACAGGCGCAGTAACTGGTGATGTAACTGGTGATTTAACAGGTGATGTAACTGGTGATTTAACTGGTGACTCTGCTGGTACTCATACTGGCGCAGTTGTTGGTAACGTAACTGGTAACATAACTTCAACAGGTAGTTCAGCATTTTCATCTATTGATGTAAATGGTGGTGCTATTGATGGTACTACAATCGGTGCTAACACATCGGCTGCCGGTACTTTCTCAACAATGACAACAGCAAGTGCGGCTATAACAGGTGGTACTGCGTCATTGACAACAGCCACAGCAACTAATCTAAACTCGGGTAACGCTACTATAACAGGTGGTGCTATTTCTGGTGCGACAGTTGATATGACTGGCAAAACATTGACATTAGACAATGATGCAATTTCAGGTGATAAGATTCACGCAGGTACTATTTCAGGTGCTTCATTAGCCGGTTCTGCCGACACAATGAGTGGCTATGATATTACTGTTGGCGCTGGTCGTACAATAGATGTATCTTCGGGTACTCTAACATTAGCGGCAAACCAGATTTCTGGTAACTCTGTTGATGGTGGTACAATCTCTACATTTGCTTCAACTGGTATTGATGACAATGCTACAGCAACTAAGTTAACACTTACAGACTCGGCGGCAACATTTGGTGTTGCTGGTGACTTTGGTGCTAACGACCTAGATGCAGGTGCTTCGACACTTGCTTCTCTATCAGTAACTGGAAACGCTTCAGTAACTGGTAACCTTACAGTTTCAGGTTCTGTGACAACTACTTTATCTGAGACAGTGAACATTGAAGATAACATTATCGTTCTTAACTCGAACCATACTGGCGCGGCTACTGTTGATGCTGGTATTTCGATTGAACGTGGTGCTTCTGACGATGCTCACATTATGTGGAACGAAACAACTAACAAATTTAACCTACTTGAAGGTTCAGCGGCTGCTGACCTTGTAATTGGTGACCTAACTGTTAGTGAAATCGCTCTTACAAACGAACTTCCATTAACAATGGGTGGTACTCATACTGATACTTCAGGTTATGCGGCTAACTCAATTATGTTAATGAGTGGTTCTGCAGGCGTTTCTGAACTTGCAAAAGGCGGAAACTCAACTGTACTTAAAGTTGCTTCAAATGGTTCTCTTGGTTATGCTAAAGTCGATTTGACTGCTGACATAACTGGCACTCTTCCTATAGCGAATGGTGGTACAGGAATCACATCAGCAGGTTCTGATAATAAAGTTATGATGTCAGACGGTTCTGCATTAGGTATGGAATATGTACAACACGTACGTAATTCATCTGGTGTAGTTGCGTTAGACGGCTCTGGCGTATCTTCAGGTTCTGGTGAATACATTGCGTTGACAAACGCAACTGGTAAAGTAACACTAACTGCCAAAAATGCGGCTGGTTCTGGTGCTGTAGATATGTATCTACAAGGTCAAGCCGGCGGTGACGTATTTATTGTTGGTCAATCAGGCGAAGCCTTAATTCAAGGTGAAGACGATGCTGACTTAACAGTAGGTGGTGGTGATGCTTCTGGTGGTGCGGCTGGTGACTTAATCCTTAAAGGTGGTAACGGTACAGGCGGTAACGCCTCTGGTGCAGTTATCGTTAAAGGTGGTAACGGCGGCTCAGCAGACGGAAACGTACAGATTAAAGGTGCAGATGACACAGCAATCGCTACTTTTGTAGAGACTGCAAGTGGAACTGACTCTTTGACTGTAACTAACGGTATTGGCGGTGTAGAACTAGCAATGGCTGGTGGTACAAACATCAATATGAATCTTGCTCCTAAAGGGTCTGGTCTAGTACTAGCACCTTCAGGTTATGATATGTCAGGTGGTGCGGACCACGCACTAGCATCTAAAGGATATGTTGACACGAAAGCGTCAGAATCAGGTTCTTCAGGTACAAGACGTGTATCATTCTCAGCAAATGGTTCATCTTCATTTACAATTGGCACAATGGCTAACATTGCAGGCAAGTCTTACTACGTAAAACGTGTTACTGCTAAAGTTACTACTGCGTTTGTTGGATGTGATGAGTTAGTTGTCGGCGACGGCACAAATACTCTAATGGCTACAACTGAAGCAGACCTTTCTGAGGTTGGTTTATATATTGTAGACTTAGGTTTTGAAAACGCAACAACAGGTGGTGCAACTATTACTGGAACACTTCAGAATGGCGGCGCATCTGCTTCACCAACAGTTGGTGCTGTGATTGTTACAGCAGAATACAAGCAAATCTAATTTGTAAGTAATCTGTAATAACTGTTACCATCAAGGTGATATTTAAAGGGGAACTTCGTGTTCCCCTTTTTTTATGTCTATAGCCAATTCGTTTTTTAGTAATATTCGCATTTAAGATAAATACATACAGAACTAAAATCTTTAACGACAGACTTAATTTATTAGGACTGACATTAAAACGAACGTTGAGGAACGAAAATGGCTGTAACAATTAATGCAAAAGGGACTAGTGTTCCCTACTTTAAAATTGGTAAACAAGGAACGACCTTCTATCAAGGAGACTCAGACCCGAGTAATACATATACAATAAACACAAATGACATTTGGTTTGATACATCAAATGGCACAGTAAAGTTTAGGGTCTCAAATGCTTGGTCTGGAATTACAACAGCCTCAGATTTAACTGTAACTGGCGACTTAACAGTTCAAGGTACTACAACAACAGTAAACTCAACAGAGATACAAGTTCAAAACACTCTAAAGTTTGAAGGTTCTACTTCAAATGATTTCGAAACAACTTTAACAGTTGCCGACCCAACCGCAGACAGAACAGTCACAATACAAAATGCAACACATACTTTAGTTGGTAGAGATACAACAGATACATTAACTAATAAATCAATTGATTTAGATTCTAATACAATTTCAGGCTCACTTGCAGAATTTAATACTGCCATGCAAGGTGATAGTTTTGTTTCTTTAACAGGAACAGAAACACTTACAAATAAAACCTTAACTAGTCCTGTATTAAATGGAACACAGATGACTACTACTGGTGCTATTGTGATACCAACAGGTACAACAGCACAAAGACCAGGCACAGCAGTTGTTGGCATGTTGCGTTTTAATACTGATGTAGATTATTTTGAAGGATATAATGGTGCATCTTGGGTTAGACTTGGACACACATTAGCAACTGGTGATTCACATAACTTTGGTGCTATTTCAGAAACTTCAGATGTGGCTAGCATTAATTATGGTGCTATTACAGATACAGATACAGACAATTACACATACGATAGAGGTTTAATAACTGATTCCGATATAGTATCATAGTGGCTTTTCATCCACTAAACACTAAAAGCCCTTGTCAAAGTATTTGTAAATACAACAAATACAACTTCTGTATCGGATGCAAACGTCATATGACTGAGATTTTTGATTGGCTTGATTATACTGACGATATGAAAGATGCTATTCTAAGAGATTTAAAAACCAGAAATATAAACTCAGAAAAAGGTTGACAAACAGTCAATTTTTGTGGTATAATAATTATATCACACATGAGAAGAAATCAAATGATAATAGGTATTACTGGTTTAATAGGCTCAGGCAAAGGTACAGTTGCCGATATTCTAGTTGAAGAACACAATTACATTAAGTTAAGTTTTGCAGACAAACTCAAAGACGGAGTTGCAACTGTATTTGGTTGGGAACGTTCTATGCTTGAAGGTGACTCAGTAGAGAGCAGAGAATGGCGTGAAACTGTTGACGAGTTTTGGACTAATGAAACAGGTAGAGAAATAACACCTAGACTTGTATTACAAGAGTTCGGTACAGACTGTATGAGAAATGGTTTCTATGACGGAGTATGGGTCAGTCTTGTTAAACAAGAAATACTTAATCATGCTCAAACAAAATACATCATTCCTGATGTACGATTCAAAAATGAAATAAAAGTTATCAAAGAACTTGGTGGTGAAATTTGGAATATCAGACGAGGTGAACTACCAGAATGGTGGGGAACTGCGATACTCGATAATCAAACTAATTCTACACTTATGAAAGATAATCATCCTGAAGTTCATCAAAGCGAATGGAAATGGATTAGTACTAATGATACCTTTGATAAAATACTTTATAATGATGATAGCATCAAGGCTTTATATAGTAAAGTTTCGGCTGAGTTGTCTACGTAGTTAACCCCTAAAACAGTGTTTTTTCGTGATTTTGACTAAATACATGTAACGAAATATATTTAAATTAGTAACAAAATTAAACAAGGAGAAATACTATGGCTACATTAGTATCACCAGGGGTTGCAGTAACAGTCAGTGACGAATCACAATACGCCGCGGCTACTCAAGGTACATTACCATTATTAGTTATTGCTACGGCAAGTAACAAGTCAGATGCGTCTGGCAGTGCAACTGCTTCTGGAACAATTCCAGCGAATGCAGGTGTTGCCTATCTCGTATCATCACAGAGAGAGTTAGTCGAAACATTCGGCGAACCAAAATTTTATGAAGTTGGCGGTTCAGTTGTCCAGGGTTCTGAGACAAGTGAATATGGACTACTAGCGGCATATCAATATCTAGGAGTTTCAAATAACGCTTACGTTATTCGTGCAGATGTTGACTTGTCAGAACTAGAAGCATCTTCAACAGAACCAGCAGGCGTTATCACAAACGGTACATACTGGCATGATACTTCGAAATCAAAATTCGGATTATTCACATGGTCAGGAACAGCGTGGGTGGCAAATGCACTTTCAGTTCTAGAGGACACTCCAGGAACAGGAAACGTAGAGGCAATCTCAGGCGGTTTTGCGGCACCTTCAAACACACACGGCTCAACAGGAGACTTCGCAGTTGTAACATCTACTGCTAAAGTTTCATATTATGAAAAAGTTGCAAGTGCATGGATATTATGCGGTGACACAGGTTCATCAGATTTCCAATTTTCACAATTTGCTCCAACTACACAAAAAGGTGGTGGTGCCCTAGCGGCAGGCGATGCTTATGTTCGTCTAGCAACTGCAGGTAGTGGTTTAGATGTATCTTTATCATCTTACAACTCTACTTCAGGCTTATTCACAAACGTTGAAGCACCAATTTCTACAACAGATGATTTAGCACAGGCAGCCAACAATGACCTAGGCGATGTTTATACTAGATATAACACAGCGGCTAACGGTTTTGGTTTCTGGGAACTAAGACGCCACACAGGTGCAACTACTACAGTTATTACCTCAGGTGCAGTTCCAAGTACATCAAGTATTACTGCTGATTTCACAGTTGAGGGTACACAGTTTACTCCTTCAGGTATCACTTTAGATGCATTAATTACATCTTTACAAGCAAGTGCGGCCTTGAATACAGCAAACGTTAGTATCGAAAAAATTGGTACAAACAAAATTCGTTTCACTAAGACAGACGGTTTAGAATTAAACATCGTTTTCGCTTCAGGTAAAGCGGCAGTTGGTTTCACAGATGACGATAACGTTGTATCAGTTTGGGAAGCATTATCTTACCAAGCAAGTGAAACACAAATTACAGGTACAATCGCAGAAGGAACATATTGGTTCAATGCAAGTTTAAACATTGAAGTAATGAAGAATGTTAACAACGGCGGTAACATGGAATGGCAGAAGTATGCATGGTCAGAAGACGTAGACAGTCTTGCACCAAGCGAATGTCAAATAGTTACAGGTGCTCCGACAAAACGTAAAGACGGAACATCGGCTCTAGTAGCAGGCGATATATGGGTAGATGGTGACGACACTAACTATCCTGTAACATATCGTTGGTCAGGTTCAGCATGGGTCAAATTAGACAATGCAGACCAGTCATCTACAGCAGGACTAGTATTCAGTCATTATTCACATGATGCACCTTATGATTCAGCAGGTGCGGCAAACAGCAGAACAGAACACGCATCAGCGGCTAATCCAGATTTATATCCAGAAGACATTCTGATGATTAACATGGATTACTCTACTTGGAACGTTAAGAAATATACTAGCGGCAAGTGGGAATGGGCTTCAGGTGTAAACACTGATGGTTCTGGTAAGTTTGGCGGCGATGCTCAACGACACATGGTTGTTGAAGCAATGCAATCAGCACTCAATTCAAATGATGGAATTCGTTCAGAAGCGGTTTACTTTAATCTAATTTCTACTCCAGGATACTTTGAGTTAATGGATGAGATGATTACATTGAATAAAGACAAGAAAGAAATCGCATTTGTTATCGGTGATTGTCCAATGACATTGAAATCAGATTCGACTTCAATGAAAGCATGGGGAACATCTAATGTTCCAGCAGAAACTTATGGGGCAATTTACTATCCACATGGCTTGTCAAGTGACTTGGCAGGTAATGACGTAGTTATACCTTCATCAGCAATTGCACTAAGAACTATTGCTTTCTCAGACCAGGTATCATATCCATGGTTTGCTCCAGCAGGTCTTACTCGTGGTGTAGTTTCAAACGCAACACAAGTTGGTTATATCAACTCAGAAGATGAGTTTGTTAAAGTACAATTAAGCGAAGGTCAACGTGACGTTCTTTATGGACAACGTATGAACCCAATCGCAGACTTCCCATCAACAGGAATGGCAGTTTATGGTCAGAAGACTACACAAGCAACTGCTAGTGCTTTAGATAGAATCAATGTTGCACGTTTAGTTAACTACATGCGTCATAACTTAGACCAATTATCTCGTTCATTCTTATTCGAAACAAATGATAAGATTACACGTGATAATATGAGAGATGCAGTTGAAAGATTCTGTGGTAATCTTGTTACACAAAGAGGTTTATATGACTTCTTAGTAGTATGTGACGAGTCAAATAATACACCAGCAAGAATTGACAGAAACGAATTATGGGTAGATGTTGCAGTTCAACCAGCGAAAGCAGTTGAGTTCATTTATATCCCACTTCGTATCAGAAATACTGGCGAAACATTATAATAGACAGACAGGTTTAGTTTAAAACCCCTCCTCAGTGAGGGGTTTTTTATTGGGCGACTATATGCTAACTGATAAATACAGTTATGCGTATAAATGAAGTCATATTACACGAAGAAAAACTAGACGTAAAGTCAGTTATAACTTCGTCTATCAAAAAGTTAGATAAAGTCTTTAAGAACAACAAACACGAACTAAGAATAGTTGGTGGTGCTGTTCGAGACCTTGCTTTGGGTAAGATTCCTAAAGATATTGATTTGGCAACAGACGCCACACCAGATGAAATGATTGCTATGCTCGATAAAGCAAGTATCAGACATAAACCAACAGGTTTAGAACATGGTACTATCACAGCAATCCTAGATAACGAACCATTTGAAATCACAACATTAAGAGCAGATAAAGAAACTGACGGTAGACATGCTGAAGTTGAATTTGTTCGCAGTTGGGAAGAAGATGCTAAACGTAGAGACCTAACATATAATGCTATGAGCATGGATATGGAAGGTAATGTATTTGATTACTTTGATGGAATGGATGATTTACAAGATAAAGTCAGTAACTTCGTGGGTGATGCAGATGAACGTATCAAAGAAGATTATTTAAGAATACTCAGATACTTCAGATTTCAAGGTAGACTATCAACACCAAGTTGGAATGAAGATACATTAAAAGCAATCAGTTCAAATGTAAAAGGTTTACAGAATATAAGTTCTGAACGTATATGGCAAGAAATGAGCAAAGTACTTTCAGGTAGAAATATTGCTAACGTTTTAACTCATATGACTAAATCAGGTGTCAGTAAAGTTATAGGATTATCAACAAACGACTTGAACAAAGTAAAAGATAAAGGCAATCCTATTATCGCATTAGCACAAATGGGTAACACGACAGACATAGTAAATCGTTGGAGATTGAGTAACAATGAAGCAGTTATGTTAGATTTTCTAGTTAAGAATAAAAACAATTCACTTGACCAAAAGAAAGTAGAAGATATGATTGCTGATGGAATTGATAAGAGTTTAATTTCAGCATTAGTAACAATACAAGGTAAAGATTTAAATGTTGATGCTAAAGTACCAGATTTTCCTGTAACAGGAGCAGATTTAATTGCAAAAGGTATGAATCCAGGACCAGAAATGGGTGCAAAACTTGGACAACTCAAGCAACAATGGAAGCAAAGTAACTTTACTGCTACTAAAGATGAATTGTTAAAAGAAAATTCAGACTTAGGTACTCAAAGAGGTAGATTAGAATACTATCTAAAGAAACCAGTTGAAGATGGAATGTTAGTTCATTTATCGGGTTTAGGAAAATTTCATAAAGGTAATGACGAATTAGCAGACATAGTACCAGAAAGAAATGGTATGTATGCTTTACATCCTGATAAATGGGAAAGTACATTTTACAGTTTAACAAATAAAGATTTCAAAAAAATAGTTCACTACAAACCAACATTAATAAAAGCACCATCAGATATGATTGTTGCTGATATGGCTATTGCAAATAGATTTTACAGAACAGACAATCCAGAAGAGCAAGACCAACTTGCTAAAGAATACAAAGACAGTATAGGTAAAGATGTTTCTAGTATGAAAATGCCAGAAGTCATTATGTCTGCATCAGTAAACGAAGATACAGACTTTGTTACACTTAAAAAAGGTGATAAACTTGTTAAGGTTCATAAATCTAGAGTATCACATTTTCTCGACAGACATTATAAAATTGTTGAGAAAATAACAAAAGCAACACCAATGGGTGCTGTTATTGATGATTTTTATAATAGTGATGCGCCTCAGTTTAAAGGTAAGAGCAAAGCAAAAAGAAGAGAAATGGCTATAGCGGCTAAGTTATCTAAGATGGATGAAGCAGTTCATCAGTTTATGACAGGACATGATGTTACTTTTGGTGGTAAGAAGTATGATGAAATGGAAATTGAAGTAACTGGAGTTGATAATGCTAATAGAAAATATAACATTATGATACTTACTCCAAAAGAATTATTTGGTAAAACAGTTGAAGTTAGTTCTAGATATATGAACAGAGGACCATGGACTAAGACAAAGACCCCTAATGTATTTGGAGAAAAAGATGCTCATTAGAGAGATAATTTCAGAAAAACCAGAAAGCAAACCGATTGTTTATGTTGATATGGATGGAGTTCTAGCAGATTTTTTTTCTGAGTGGGCAAAAATGGCAGGAATTAAAAGTGGCAATTGGAAAGATATTCCTAGAGAAGATATTAATAAAACATTGGACAAAATGATTGGCACAGATTTTTTTGCTAAACTTCCAAAATTTTCTACCGCAGATAAATTAATTCAAATGATTATAAATAATTTTGGCTCATATAAAATATTAAGTTCGCCACTTAGAAATGACCATGAGAACAGTAAAAGACATAAGATAGATTGGGTTGGAAGAAAATTAAAGATTAAACCAGAAGAAACTATTATATCTAGTAATAAAGGTGCATATGCTACTCAACCTGATGGCACACCAAACATATTAATTGATGACTTAGGTAAAAATGTTCAGAATTGGATGAATAATGGTGGTCTTGGAATAAAATATCAAGCAGACGAAGACCCATTATCAAAAGTACAACAATGGCTTTCTCAGTTTAGAAAAGGCGCAGTAGCACAAGAATCAGTTATTGCTGAACGAGAGGAAAACATATTTGAGAAGGACAGTGCAATTAAGTAAAAAAACTATGGAACTCTTGTTAGAAAATTACAAGAATATACATAAGGCTATATTAATAGACTGTCAATATAAGAGAAAATTTACTAAGTTGATTGATGACTTAGAAAAAGAATTGAGGAGAGAGGAGGATGCAAGTATATAAAGAAACAATCTGGCACTTTACGTGTCAATCATGTAATGGATTTTGGTCAGTAGCGGCATCTGATAAATGGATTCCATCGGAGTTATTTTGTACTCATTGTGGTTCAAAACGAACGCATAATCCAGATAAAATTGAATGGGTAGATGATAATGATTATCAACCAGTTAAAAATGAAGGTCACATTAGATTTGGAACATCATCTTATACTAGGGCAAGTGAAGGAACTTATACTAGTTTTCAAAAAGAAATATGCTCATGCGGACACAAAGTTATAGATTGTGACTGTAAAGCAGGATGTAAATGTGGTTGTAATAAGAGATTTTTGGGTGCTTATTGAGACTTTTTTTAACTACAAACTTAATTATTAATAAAATAGATAAATACTAGTGTTAAAACCATAATCAAACACTAATTATAGGAGATAGAGAAAATGGCAAGAACATTAAACAATTTTGGTGTACCAACTGACTCCGGTTCGGATGCAGTCGGCACTGGTATTCTACAACCAAAACTAAACTATAGATTCCGTGTAGTAGTTGCTGGTTTTGGTGGAACTGGAACAAGTTCACAAGAATTCACAAGACAGGTTATGAATGTATCACGACCTAAAGTATCACATGAGTCAATTCCATTAGATTCATACAACTCACGTATGTATGTTATGGGTAAGCACACATGGGAACCAATTACAATAACATTGCGTGACGATATCGCAAACAACCTAACTAAACTAGTTGGTCGTCAAGTACAATCACAGTTAGACCATAAAAATCAAAGAGGTCCTTCAGCAGGTACTAATTATAAGTTTTCAACATTGATTGAAATCTTAGATGGTAACTCTGGTGATGCGACTGAACAATGGCAATTAGAGGGTTGTTTCATTACAAATGCTGATTACTCGCAAACAGACTATGCGGTTTCAGACCCAGTTACAATCACTGTTACTCTACAATACGACAATGCTGTATTGAATGATGACATTATGCCACCAATGGACTTTATATCTGATTCTACAATCGCAGGCTAATTTAACCGGGAGTAAAATCCATGTCAGATTTATTTAACGGCTCAGATTATAGAAAAAGTGGAAAGAAGACGGCTAAACGAGTTTTAGCCGATAGTGCTAACGCAAAACACAGATTTGGCTTCGCAGGAGAGCATGGCTCTCCTATTACGCAAAATGCTCCTAAACTATCTGACCTCTGGTACTTAGAATATATTCCAGTAAAAGATGGTAGGAGAGGTGCGACTGAGGGCATTTCTTCTCTTGCAAGAGCAGTATCACCTATCTCTATTTCAACATCAACAATGCCAATTGACCAATACGGTAAACGTGTTTACGTTCCTACTCGTGTTGATTTTCCAGAAGTAAGTATTACAATGTATGACACAGTTGACGGCAAGATGTTTAATGTTGCTGAGTCTATATACAAAAAGTTTTTTAAGAACCAAGACGCAAAGGTTAACGGCTCGAACGCAGAGACAGTTTTAACAGATAGTCACGCATACGGTAGAAAGGTACCAGATGTTGGTCACGAGTATTATCATCAACATTTTGAAAAGATTATAGTATATCATTTCTTTGGTAATCTTGAATCGACTGCTATAAGACCTGGTACTAATGAGTTTTTCGGCGCTCGTGCTACTCAAGAACAAGGAAGAGGAAGCAATTTAGGTTTCGGAACAATTCAAAAAATTGAACTAATAAATCCATTAGTTACTAACATTACATTTTCTGGTAGTGATTATAGTGTTGGTGAACTAAGAACAATGGATTTCACAATTCAACCTGAAAATGTAATCATAGGTAACTGTGAAAAAGCAAATTTCCCATCTTGGATGACATTAGGAATGGATTACATGATGGATGAGTTAAGTTCACAACTTGTGAGAAAAGAAGGCAATCTTTATCCTGACCACTTTGGTGATACTGGATATGGTCCTAGAACAGTAGATGGTAGATTCAAAGAAAAAATCACTGATGAGTTAAAACAAGATGACCAAGAGTACAAAGATACTAATAGAAAACTTACTGAGTTAATGAGATTATATAATGCTCAGATAACAAATCCTAATGAACAAGGAAATGAAGCATTAGAGGGATATTTAAAAGAAAATATGGATGTAATAAATGCCGCAAGGGCAGAAAGATTTTATACTGGTAACATTAAAAATTATACAGACGAGGGTAATAAATTTCCTACTCCTTATGAAGCAACATATACAAATCCAGATATTCCAACATTTGGCGGTATCGGAGATAGCAATCCACCCAAGACTATGTTTCCATCTTATAATACTGATGTAGGTAACGCACTAGTTCAAGAAATGATTGGTGCATTTTTTGGAAGACGTAAATTTGATTCTAGTAATGTCACACAGGCGTTTAAGAATAAAATGATTGAAGCAACTGGATTCCCTATGAATACGGCTATTGATGGAAGAAGAATTATTGATGGTGCAAAAGGTTCGGCACAAGGTGCATATGTTACTACAACAAAAGCAAATCAATCTGTTGTTACTAATCCAGAACCAGTAGTACACAAAACTAATAATACTGAATTGTCAATGGGCATGAGTAAAGCAATCTTAAGAAAGATACTAAATAATTAATAGGAAATTATAATGAAATTAGATATCTTAACTGCAAAATTACTAAAAAGAGGTTTCGACCAAGAGAAAGCGGAAGCATATGCGGTCGAAATTTCAAAAATGGCAAAATTATATGGATTAAATCCTTATGATTTTATCGACCAAGTTTCAGATAACTCTGCTTTCAATGACTTAGGAGCATTTGTCTTTAATAACGCATTGCGATTTGGATTTCAGACGGGTAAAATGACTCCTCGTTCTCCAAACACTTATGTCGCAAGAGCGATTATTAAATAATGCCAACATTTCATAAAGGTCAATACACAGTAATAAACGAAGAAAAATACTCTGGAAATGGGACACCTGTTTTTAGAAGTAGTTGGGAGCAGACATTTATGCAGTTCTGCGACACAAATCCCAATGTAATGGCATGGGCAAGTGAACCGGTCAGAATCTCATACAAAAATCCTTTAACTGGTAAAATTACATCATACGTTCCTGACTTTATTGTCGTATATAGAGATACTAAAGGTAAGAAAAATGCAGAATTAGTAGAAATTAAACCAGCAAGTCAATCAAATCCTAAATTTGCAAAAAGCAGGGCACAACAGGCACAAGTAGTAGTAAACTATGCTAAGTGGGAAGCCGCAACGCAATGGGCGAGAAAAAGAGGTATGAAATTTAGAGTTCTCAACGAAAATCATATCTACTCTAATACCAAGAAGCCAAAGAAATAATTTTATTTTTGATAAATACGTATATAATTAATTAATTAAGAACGTATATTATGACAAAAAAATTAGAAGAAACCTTCAATATTGAACCAGAAGAAGAAAAAGTAGAAGAAACTACTAAAGAAACACCCACAATTGAAGAATCAAAAGAATTAACAGAAGTCCTATATGCTGAATTAAAGAATACTGAGAAGATTGACAACGCACTTCCAGTAGTTCAAGACCTTAATCAACATGATAAAGAGATGGATGATATCCATCAAAAGGCTCTGGACGCATTCAATGACTTACTTCAATTAGGAATGAATGTAGAAGTACATGCTGGTGCTAAGTTGCTAGAAACAGCAAATCAGATGCTAAAAACGGCTATGGAAGCAAAAGATAGCAAAGTCGATAGAAAACTAAAGATGATTAACCTTCAATTACAAAAAGCCAAGTTGGACCATAAGGTTTCTACGACAAAAGGAGAGGGTTTTGAACTAGAAAGTGAAGGTGCAATCACAATTAGTAGAAATGAACTACTAAAACGCATTGAAAACGCCCAAAAAGATTTAAAAAATGATAAATAAGAATAGAGTAATACGAATTATTTAATAGAGAACAAACATGAAAACATTTAAACAATACCTAACAGAGTCAACAAAAGAACACAAATTCACATTGAGATTCTGTTGTGACTTAGATGAAGGAGAGGAAAATCGCATTGAGGCATTTTTGTCAAAATATGACCTTAAAACGATGTCAAAGACATCAACTACCCCTATCACTAAGAATCCAATGTTTTTCAAAGATGTAGAGAACTCAAAAGTTTCAAAAATTGATATAGTTACTGGTTATCCTCTATCAGCAGACATTCTAAGACAACAACTAAGTGATTTACTTAGTATTCATCTTACTCATGTTGTAGTACATCCAGAAGGATGGGAACCTGAAGAAGAGGTTGTAGACGAAGACAAAGAGGCACTATTAGCATCAGACTATGACAAAACGTCAGATGATGGCAAAACTTATGGTAAAACTTTTGTAGATAAATTTTTAAATGATTTAGAGAAAAAAGAACAAACAACTGTAGAGAATGAACTTAGCATTAAGCCTAAATCTGATACTCCACAAGAACAAATGTCAAAAGATGAGAAATCTACTCCATCTGTCATAACAGGAGACGAAAATGACTAAGAAATATACCTTAACAACATCAGAGGAAACGGTTACAGAGAATCCCGAAGATATCATCAGATTGATGAAATTGGCAGGTCTTGAAAACGCACAACCAGTTGCTGAAGAAGTAGAAGCAGAAGTTTATGAGCCTACAGAAGCAAATGACAAATTAGATTTAGATGACTATTCTAAGAAATCTCCAGAAAGCATCTCAAAACAAAAGAAATCAATTCAACCAACTCTTGGCGATAACCCATTAGAGTACTCTTTAGACGAAAATGAAATCTATGATGCAATGATGAAAGAATTTCCAGAAGATAAAGTAGAAGAAACTACTGAAGAAATTACTGAAAAACAAAGTCCAGCACAAAAAGCCGCTTTCGAAAAAATGTTAGCCGCTAAAGATGGCAAAAAAGATGAAGCAGTTGAAGAAAAAGAAGAAACTGCGGAAGAAAAAGTAGAAGAAACTACTGTTGAAGAAAATCTTGAAAAAGCACAAGAAGAAATTGACGAATTAAAAGAAGAAGAATTAAAAGAAGACTGTTCATGTGGTCACGGTTCAGATTGTAATTGTGGTCCAGAATGTGATTGTGGTTGTAATACAGTATCAGAAGCAGTAGAAGAAGTTGTTGAAACTGAAGTTGCTGTTGCTGATGAAGACCAAAACAGACTTAAAGATTTAATAAATTATCAAAATTAAAAGCATTCCTCCAATTGCGAACAAATAAAGTCTCCTAGTGAGACTTTTTTGTTTTGGCCTGCCCGACAAGATTCGAACTTGTGACCTTTGGTTCCGCAAACCAATGTTCTATCCAACTGAACTACGGGCAGTTGTTAATAGTATACATTATCTTGGATTTTTGTCAATAAAAAACCCGACATAAAGCCGGGTTTTCTAATATTATCTTAGAGTTGATTAGTACCCTCGACTTGGACCATACTGATAAGATTCATCATTATAACCAACGTCTGTTGACGCCGTTGTAGTGATTGAACCCATATCTTGGTTATCGACCATAGGACCAGTAATTAAACCCAATTGAGTATAACCACGAGTAAATCCTGTCGAACCACCAGTTGATGCATGATGTCCTGCGCCTGCAGTAGGTAAATCATCACCGCTTGAAGTAATCGCACCAAAATCAGACATCTCTCTTAAATCGATTGTACGTCTAACCTTAATACGAGCCATTCCAGCGATTGCTCTTAAACCTCTATATCTTGCCATTTTATTTCTCCCATATGAATGATGTTGAAGTGGGAATCTTCAATCATCAATAGTATTTATCGAAAATCTTATTTTATTAAGTTCTAACCAATGATAAATACTACTATAATTAACTGAGTATATAATGACACATGGCAGATTTAACTAAAAAACCATATCAAAAAACCCAATTTAGTAACCAACAATTGTTAGAATTTAGCAAGTGTATGACGGACCCGTTCTATTTTCTGAAAAAGTATTTTATGATTCAGCATCCTACACGTGGAAGTATCTCATACAATGCATATGACTATCAACAAGAGTTAGCAGAGAATTATCATAATTATAGATTTTCTATATCTATGTTAGGCAGACAGATGGGTAAATCTACAACGGCCGCTGGATATTTATTATGGTATACAATGTTTAATCCAGACCAAACTGTTTTAATAGCGGCTCATAAGTATTCTGGTGCCCAAGAAATTATGCACAGAATTAGATATGCATATGAGATGTGTCCAGACCATATTAGAGCAGGTGTGACAAACTACAACAAAGGTAGTATCGAATTTGATAATGGCTCACGTATTATTTCACAAGCAACAACAGAAAACACTGGTCGTGGTCTTTCAATTTCATTACTATACGCAGATGAGTTTGCGTTTGTACGCCCAACAATAGCAAAAGAATTTTGGACTTCTATTTCCCCAACATTAGCAACAGGTGGTAAAGCAATTATCACATCAACACCAAACTTAGATGATGACCAGTTTGCAATTATATGGTCAGGTGCTAATAAACAGTTAGATAACTATGGAAACGAAACAGATGTGGGTATAAATGGTTTTAAACCATACAAAGCATTGTGGCATCAACATCCCGATAGAGATAAAGCATGGGCAGTTGAAGAAGAAGCACGAGTAGGAAAAGAACGTTTCTTAAGAGAACACGAATGTCAATTTATTGCATATGATGAAACATTAGTTAATAGTTTGAAGTTGTCAGGAATCAAAGGAAAAGAACCAATATTAAGAACGGGACAAGTTCGATGGTATGAAAGTATCAATAAAGAGTCTACTTATGTAGTAGGACTAGACCCATCTATGGGAACAGGCGGGGATAATGCCGCTATTCAAGTGTGGGCGTTACCAGAACTTGTTCAAGTTGCAGAATGGCAAAATAATAGAACAGATGTAAGAGGGCAAGTACAGACAATGCATACTGTTCTTACTATCATTAATGATGAAATGAAAGAACTTGGTAATAGTTCACCTGAAATATATTGGAGTGTAGAGAACAACTCATTAGGAGAAGCCGCTCTTATAGTCATTGAAGAAATGGAAGAAGATAGATTTCCTGGAACATTTTTACATGAACCGAAGAAAAAAGGTAGACAGAGGGCATCCAGAAAAGGATTTACTACAACATATAAGACAAAAATTACAGCCTGTATGAAAATGAAATCTTGGATTGAAAGTGATAAGATGATTCCTATGAGTAAAAATTTAATAAGAGAATTGAAAACATTTATTGCAAAAGGTAAAAGTTATGAGGCAAAATCTGGCGAAACAGACGATTTAGTGTCAGCCACCTTATTATGTGTAAGAGAAATACAGTTTATATCAAGATTTGAAGAAGGATATGAAGAAATGCTTGGTGAGAGATTAGATGATGCAGATGGCGATTATTCCGACCCACTTCCTGTGTTATTTTGATAAATACATAAAACAGTAGGAAATACTAACTATGGCAATTAATTTAAACGACATCGCAAACAAGACTATGAGGTTGATGCAGGGCAGTGGGCACAGAATGAGAATGTTCGATGCTAGTAGCGGCAAGAGTGTAGCGACACCAGATGAAGCAAGATTTTTTTACGTTAAAGACCCAAACATGATGGTTCATATTGACGATAATACTAACGAACTAAAGTTTCATATTGGTGAAGATGTTGATATAGATAATCCAGAAATTAATAATATGATGAATCAATTGAAATCCTTGGCACGTACTAATATGCTAGATTTCGATATTCGTTCATTCGGAAAACATATCGAACCTAAAAACTATGCATATAAGGTTAAACAAAATCAGGAGAATACCATGAATGACCAAGTCAATGAAGGCATGGGCCCATTGTCTGGGTCATCACGCACTAGCCGACAAACATTAGAAAACGTACGTCTAATATTAAAACATCGTGCGCCAGTAAACGAAGAATCTCGTGGTTCTCGTTCACGTAACATTGTAGCAATGTTTGTTGAAACATCAGAAGGCGAACGTTTCAAATATCCATTTTTACATTTAAATGGTGCAAGAGCAATGGCACGTCATATCGCATCAGGTGGTGAAACACATGATATGGTAGGCGAAGCAATTATAGAGTTGTCTAGTAATTTAGCACAATTAAAAGAGTTTACTAAAATAGTAGATAGACAACAATTAGTAAATGAAAACAATCGTAAAGTTGTACTAAACGTTAGACGTAGTATGAACTCAATCAAAGAAAGAGTACAGAGAATTCAAGGTGCTAGAGGTTATGCTAAATTTGTCGAAGATATTGCTCTTAAAGGAGAGAAAACAAATGCAGAGATTTCAGAAGAAACATTAGATTCGTACGTTCAAAAATTCACAAAGAGTTCATTTGAAGAATCATTAAAAGATATTCTACCATTAGTTCATCGTGTAAACGAAGATGAAGATGAAATTACATCTCGTAGAGACAATCAAACTGAAAGAGTTAAAGAGATAATATCAGCAACAGTTAGAAAGACAGGCGAGAGAGTCAATACAATTACTTTTGGTGAGCCAAGCAATCCAGAATATGATTATGATAAGATTAAGAAGCAATTTGCTGAACCTCGTACACCAGAACAAGCGGCTGAACAGAAGATTTCTAAAATTGCAATGACGTTTGATGGTCTTGCTGATACAGTTACAGTAGACACATTAAAAGATAAAGGTGCTAAGAAGAAAGGCCACGATTTAGCGGCTGAATTATCATTCTTCTTAACAGATATCGCAGATGCTATTCGTTCAAATCCAAGAGGTATTTCTAAAGAAGATATGCAAGTAGCAGGACAGTTACTTAAGATGTCAAAGGCATCAGTAGAAACTGTAGAGCCAAAATCAGCAGATACTAGAATATCTGAAATGCTAGAAGAAGCATTCTCAAAGTTTGATAGTGATAAAGTCATCGAAAAAAAAAATGAAATAGATGAAGATGATGCTGAGTTGAAATATTCAATGAAGAAACCAACACTTGATGATTTAATCCAAATGTCAAATGAAGCAGATTACGAGATGGGTGATGCAGTAGTTTTTAGCATGAAAAATCATCCAGCATATCGTTTTGATTTACAAAGCGAACTTAAAGATTATATGGAAAGAGTGCGAGTAGGTTCTACTCATGCTGAAACTGACCACTCAGGTTATCTTAATATGAAGGTTTCTGAGATTGCAGATAATATTGATGGTATGGCAATCGTTGCAGTTGAAGATGGTAATAAAATTAAAGCAATGGTAGGCTGGTCTTCAGAAGACGAGATTTATCCACCACAAATGATTGATAAACCGTCAGGAAAAGATGAAGATGGAGAATTCGCATCAGGACCAGATGATGACCAAGTTAGAATCAGACACTTAGCAGGTGTTGATGATTTTTAAAAAATAAGTAATTTTCTTGTTGACATTCATAGTCAACTTATGCTATAATAAAAGGGAGTGTAAAAACTCTCTTTTTTTATGGGTTCAAAAAACATCCAAAAAGACGTATTTAATGGTTGACTTTTTAAAAAAAGATAAGTATAATAGTATCATTAGTTACATTTGTATGATACATTTAGGCTAATAAAGACTAATACTTAAGAAAACTAATAAAGGCTAATATAGGAGAAATATAATGGCAACACTAGCAGAAATCCGTGCGAAATTACTCGCACAAGACAACAAAGCATCAGAGAACTCATCTGCGAATCGAGGTTCAGATGCAGTATACCCTTTCTGGAATATGGATAATGACAATACAGCAGTATTGAGATTCCTTCCAGATTCAGACCCCACTAACACATTCTTTTGGAAAGAACGACAAGTTATCAAACTTCCGTTCCCTGGTGTTAAAGGCGGTGACGAAACTAAACGAGTAATCGTTCAAGTACCTTGCGTTGAAATGTGGGGCGAATCGTGCCCAATTCACGCAGAGATACG